GGCTGAGATGGAAAACATGTTCCAGATGTTGCAAAACGTCAGCCAGAGCATGGAAGCCCGCGAGATTCAGATCAAGGAGTTTGACTCGCAGGTCAAGGCATATGCTGCCGAGACACAACGCATCAGCGCAGTGCAGGCCGGTATGTCGCCAGAGCAAATTCAGGACATCGTGATGGGCACCATCGCGGCAGCAATGGACACAGGTGATCTGGTGGCCGGTATGCCGCAGATGCCAGAGCAGCAGATGCCGATGGAGCAATCAGGCATGGAGCAGATGCCACAAGGAGGCATGCAATGAACAAGGCTTGTGATTTTGTAGGCACCCTGTTTTTAGCCCGAGATGTGGCCCACTCGGTACACCTGAACACCCGCAGCTACTCCAAGCACAAGGCGCTGCGGCACTTCTACAACAACATCTTGGATTTGGCTGACAAGTTTGCCGAGGCGTACCAAGGCCGTCATGGTCTAATTGGCCCTATCACATTGATGACGGCCAAGAAGACAACCAACATTGTTGACTTTTTGGAAGACTCAATGGCCGACATTGAAAAGATGCGGTACGAGGTGGTGGACAAGACCGACACCCCAATTCAGAACATCATTGACGAGATTGTGGGCCAGTATCTGGCAAGCCTTTATAAACTCAAATTTCTTGCATAAGGAGAAAATTTTGGAACTTCTTAACCCACTGTCAAAAGCAGGCTTCCCTGGCCAAACTGTCGCGTTCACCGCCACCGCTGGCTCGACCGCGGTTTGGCCTGCTGGTCCCGAGGGTGTCATGGTCTGGTCTGACCAGCCCTGCTACGTTGAGGTCGGTGAAGGCGCGGTGGCGACAACCGCCAGCACCCCTATTCCGGCCTTCACGCCCATTCCATTCAAAATCCCCACCGGAACGTCTGGGGGCTGGAGAGTCAGCGCCATCCGGATTTCGGCTGACGGCGCGATCTTCTGCAAACCAATGAACACCAAATGAGCTTCCTTGCTGTTCGCAACGCTGTTGGCATTGGGCTGGGTGGCATCCTCTCGCTGTTTGGCGGTCGTGGGAGCGAACAGGCCCAGAGCAACCTTCTTACCGAGTCTTCCAACAACCTCGTTCAAGAGGACGGCGGCTTGATTTTGCTGGAGTGATGCATGTCAGTTTTTCTCTCCCCCGTGGGCGGCGTTGCGGCCCAGTTCTTTGACAACAGCGGCAATGTGCTGACTGGTGGCAAGCTGTATGCGTATGCCGCAGGCACCACCACACCGCAGCCCACGTACACCACATCAACCGGCAACGTAAACCACCCGCACCCCATTGTGCTTAACGCTGCTGGCCGGGTGCCCAACAGCGGCGAAATTTGGCTGGACGCCGTGCGGTACAAGTTTGTGCTGGAAACCAGCGCCAACGTGTTGATTGCCACCTACGACAATGTTTCGGGGGCCGGTGCGGTCATTGTGCAGAACTACACGGGCAACGGCGCAACGGTTGCTTACGCTGTCACTGGCAACGTTACAAACGTGTTTATCAATGGTGTGTACCAAAACCAAAATACATACACGGTTGCAGGCGGCATTTTGACGTTTAGCCAAGCACCACCGCTTACGTCTATCATTGAAATACAGACGAACTAAGGACTCATCATGGCCGATACCAAAATCTCAGCACTCCCCGCGTCAACGACTCCGCTTGCTGGCACCGAGGTGTTGCCAATTGTTCAGTCCAGCACAACCAGACAAGTCAGCGTTGCCAACTTAACTGCTGGCCGAGCCATTAGCGCAACTCAACTTACTTTGACCACGGGCAACTTGATTGTTGCCAGCGGTCAAGGCATCGATTTTTCTGCTACATCACATCCTGCTGGCATGACCAGCGAGTTGCTGGCCGACTATGAAGAAGGCACTTGGACGCCAGCAATTATTTTTTCTTCTAGCGGTGATTTAGCAATCACGTATAGCACTCAAACAGGCACTTACACAAAGGTCGGGCGGCAGGTCACGGTTACTTTTTCCGTTGCAACATCTTCATTCACTCACAGCACCGCAAGTGGTGTTTTGATAATCACTGGACTGCCATTTAACGCTGGAAGTTCATCCCCACACACTGCCACCACATCTTTCGTCCAAGGCATCACCAAAGCAAATTACACAAGTTTTGGTTTTTACAGCAATTCAGGTTCTGGCAATCTAACAAGCGCGGCTTGTGGCTCTGGTCAAGGATTTGACAACATTACCGCAGCCAATGTGCCTTCTGGTGGATCGCCGCTGATTACTTGCACTTTGACTTACTTTGTTTAAAGGTTGATTATGTCGCTCACCAAAGTAAGCTACTCAATGATTTCTGGCGCAATTGCCAACGTGCTGGATTTTGGTGCAGACCCCACTGGCGTTGCGGATAGCACTGCTGCAATTAACGCAGCCCTAGTTGCCGCTGATGTAGTGTATCTGCCTGCTGGTAATTACAAGGTATCGCAGATTGTTTTTACTGGGTCAGGCAATACTGCAATCTTTGGAAAAACTCTAGTGGGTTCGGGTCTTGGGCCTGTAAATATTATCGGATACGTTGCCGGTACTTCTGTAATTCGTTTTGGCACGGCTGGTGGATGGGATGACGAAACTAATTTGGAAGAGTTTCGGGCTGACTATTGCAACCTTGAAAACGTCACAATTACTGCAACTGCTGCATACACCTACGGAATTGAGTGCCAATGGCTGACCAATGCGTCTTGGAAAAATGTAGTTGTTTCAAGTGGTGGCAACATTGCATTAGGTTTGTATCTTGATTTTTCATGGGACAACGATTTTGTTCACACTGTTATTGCGGCTGAAAGCGGCGTGCAGATGGGTGTGCATGGGCCTAATCGAAACGCATTTCATGGATTACGAGTCGCTGGCGGTGGCACGTTAACCGGCATTGGCTTTGATTTTGGAGGTTCCGCAAACTCCGTTTTTGGCTTAGATGCTTCTGGCTACTATGCTGGCGTGGCGTCTAGCGTTGGTGGTTTTGGGTTGACAATTCACGGCGGTTATTTTGAGTCTAATGATTACGACATAAACCTAAACAATACCTCTGGCATTTCAGTAACTGGTTGTCGTTTTATTGTTGGCGTCAACAACAATATTGCAATCACGCAAGCGGGAAGCGCAAATGTTCGCGGGTTTTTAATAGCTGGCAACGGATTTACCAATAAAGCATCGTGCATTCGGCCTACAGCAAACACGCAGGAATGGGTTGCCCACGGAAATGAATTTGTCTCTTGTACAGCTACAATTGACCCCGTTGGCACTGGCGGAAATTACCATGTTTTTGAAAACTTTGAATTCCAGTTTGTTCCTGTATTTACAAACTTGGTGACAACCGGCTCACCAATTTTTTCTGGTAAATACATTCGTATGGGCAAAACCATTCGGTTTGTTGTTTTGATTGATGACAATGGCGGTACGACTTCATCAACAGCAGGTAGCACGTACTTTACTGGGCTACCCACTGGTGTCGCAAGCGCCGGTACTTTAGCCGCAGTGGATGGTGGTATCAATGACCTTGGAAATGGTCAGGTTTCTACGATCTATGCGTTCACACCATCATGGAGCGCAAATGGAAATACGATTACTATTAGCGGCTCCTACACCGTAGCTTAATTGATTGTTAAACCAAAGCCCAAGTGGATTCTTGGGCAAGACTAGGAGAAAACCATGCTTGAGAAAATTGAAATCGTTGACCGCATCGAAGTCGTCGAAAGCGGCGCTGTGCAAGTGCGCACCAAGACCGCTATCATGGAAGATGGCAAGCAAATCAGCGGCGCGTTCCATCGCCACGTTGTTGCCCCCGGCGACGACTACAGCAAAGAGGACACCCGTGTTCAAGGCGTTTGCGCGGCCCTGCACACTGCTGAAGTGATTGCAGCTTACAAAGCTGCACAGGCATAAAAATCTGTCGCATAATCACGGCACAAACTGTATCGGCCCAGTAGACCGAGGTTCCTTTGGAACGTGAAATGAATGAAGAAAACTTAGCGGTAGTTGACACCGCGCCAGCAGCCGAGGTGACGGCCACCACGGACACTGCACAAACCGCGCCGGAAGTCGCTGAGAGTCAGACCGAGCAAACACCTGAAGAAAAGAAATTTTCTCAGACTGAGCTTGATTCGATGATCGGCAAGCGCCTTGCCCGAGAGCAGCGCAAATGGGAACGTGAGCAGCAGGCCAAACAAGCAGAGATGCAAGTGCGGCAGTCGGTGCCCAAGGAACTCCCGTCAGTAGATCAGTTTGATTCGCCCGAGGTCTATGCGGAAGCATTGGCCACAAGACGGGCTGATGAGATGATCTACCAGCGTGAAGTCCAAAAGCAGAAAGCTGCGATTGATGACGCCTACCATGACCGTGAGGAAGAAGTACGGGCCAAGTACGACGACTTTGAACAAGTCGCCTACAACCCCCAGCTTCGAGTTACGGACGCGATGGCCGAGACAATCAAGGCAAGCGACCTTGGACCTGATCTGGCCTATTGGCTGGGCAGCAACCCCAAAGAAGCTGACCGTATATCCCGTATGTCGCCTCTTGGTCAAGCGCGAGAAATTGGAAAGATTGAGGCTAAGATATCTGCCGAACCTTTCCAAAAAAAGACCTCTTCTGCACCCGACCCGATCCGTCCGGTAAGCGCAAGGGCAGTCAATTCTGGTGTCACTGACACCACCGACCCACGGTCTACCAAGACCCTCGGTGTGTCGGACTGGATTGCTGCTGAGCGCCAAAGACAAATCGCCAAGATGCAGGCACTCCGTCACCGCTAATTTTAGGAATTCATCATGGCCAATTCGCTTCTTACCATTGACATGATTACTCGGAAGTCGCTCGAAATCCTCGAAAACAACCTTGTAATCACCCGCAACGTGAACCGACAGTACGACGACAGCTTTGCTGTTGAAGGCGCAAAAATCGGCTCAACACTGCGTATCCGTCTGCCCGACCGTGCTCTAGTCACTGACGGTGCCGCCTTGCAAGTGCAGGATGACAACGAGCAGTTCACCACCTTGACTGTATCCACCCAACAGCACGTTGGTATCAACTTCACATCCGCTGAGTTGACCATGCAGTTGGACGACTTTGCAGAGCGTGTGCTAAAGCCTCGTATCAGCCAGTTGGCATCGACCGTGGACGCTAACGTAGCCAACACCTACAAGCAGATTGGTAACTCTGTCGGCTCCCCCGGCAATGCCCCATCGACTGCCTTGGTGCTGTTGCAAGCCCAGCAAAAGCTGAACGAGAACGCCGCCACCATGTCGCCTCGTTACGCTACCGTCAACCCTGCGGCCAACGCTGCATTGGTCAACGGCCTGTCTGGTTTCTTCAACCCCACAGATGTCATCTCTCGCCAGTTCAAGAACGGCATGATGGGTGAACAAGTGTTGGGCTACGAAGAAGTCAACATGAGCCAGTCGATCAAAGTTCACACCTGCGGCACCCGTGCTGCTACTGGCAATACAACTGGCGCTGCTGTGACTGCTGAAGGCGCAACCACCCTCACGTTGACTGTCGGTTCCGGCGAAACCATTACCGTTGGCGATGTGTTCACGATTGCTGATTGCTTTGCAGCTAACCCACAGACCCGCGAGTCCACCGGCTCGTTGTTCCAGTTTGTTGCTTTGGCATCCTCAACCACTACCACTACCGCAACCGTGACCGTGGCTCCGATCTTCTCAGCAGCCAATGCGCTTTGCACCGTGGTCAGCTTGCCTGCCACTGCCAAAGCCGTCATCTTTGTTGGTGCTGCTAGTGGCCAGTTTGCACAGAACATGGTCTACCACCGCGATGCCATCGCGTTCGCCACTGCCGACTTGTTGCTGCCCCAGGGCGTTGACATGGCCAGCCGTGCCGTTCACAACGGTATCAGCCTGCGCGTGGTTCGCCAGTACGACATCAACAACGACCGTATGCCTTGCCGTGTTGACGTTTTGTATGGTTTCAACGCCATTCGTCCACAGATGGCCTGCCGCATCTTCGGTTAATCTAAACCTCGAAAGGAATTATCATGGCACTCCCATCAGTCGGCGGCGGTTACCAAGTTGGTGACGGCAACTTGAATGAACTTGACATCTACGCAACAGCGGCCCAACAGACCGCAACTGTAACTGCAACCCTGACCGTTGCGCAAATTACGGGCAACTTGTTGGTGGGTAACCCCTCCACATCCGCTGCTACGTACACTTTGCCAACGGCAGCGGCAATTGACGCGGTTATGACCAACGCAAAGGTTGGCAGCACGTTCAATCTGATCGTGGTTAACATCGGCACATCCAGCGGCATCATCACGATAGCTGTTGGAACCGGCATTACTGCTGTGGGCAACCTTCTT